TGACATATCTTAGAAACAATACTGTGTAATAATCTTCGTTGTTTATCTGTTCTATCTGCTCTATTATTTTGTCCTTTACATCAATGTATTTATCTATAAGCTTGTCAAGGCTTTCTTCCATTTGTTCAAGTCTGACATATCCACGGCCTGTTTTGTCCGGATCTGATGATGACATAACTCTTTCTTCATTAACAACCGCTGATATGCTGTATGATAATTCTTTATACTGTGTTATTTCTATCAACTTATTATCAATTATCTTATTGTAATAGCTTATCTGGTTAAGATAATCCTTAGTTGTCATATAAACCCTCCTCTTATATCGGACTTGACATAATTATTGTCTTTTTTATTCTATTACCTTGGGTCATTCTTAATGCAAAGTTTGAAAAAACATCCGGAACATCATCCAGTTGCTTCTTACCGGATACCGAATACTGTTTTAACAATGACATCATTATTCCATATGGCTCATTTGGCTTA